CAGCCCGGCCAGCGTTTCGGTGCCGATCAGATCGGCATCAGCGACGCTGGTCAGCGTGCCGGTGACATCGCCTTCCTTGACGACCAGGGTGACGATGGTGCCGGTGGTGGTGACGGCGCCATAACTGGCGACGAATTCAACGCCGCCGTAGCCCTGGCGGTCGATGACCTTGCCCGACTTGGTGGCGTTCGCGCCGATGGCGACCGGGGCGATGACGCGCTTGGCGCGCACGTTGCTGTGAAGATCCTTGCTCATTGCTTTCTCCTTGGAGAGATGCTGCGGAAAATAAAAAGGCCCGCGGGTTCAGTCCCGCGGGCCTTGTGGGCAGTGCTGGCCGACCGATCAGCTGGTCGCGAAGCGCATGAGCTTCAGCGCTTCGTAGTTGGTGATGCCGCCGCCGGTGCGCCGCGTGAAGTTGAACTTGGTCTTGCCCTTGGCGGTGTAGGGGTCGCGGATGAGCTTGACGCCACTGCGGCGGACGATGGTGTACGCGCGCTTGAAGTTGCCGTAAGCCAGGGCGTAGGCATTGGCACCGATGTCGGCGAAGTTGTCGTCGACTTCGACCGGGCTGCCGAGCAGGCGGCCACCAAAGCCGGCGGCGGGATCGGGCTGCCACAGGTAGTACTGGCCCGAGCCATCCTTCAGCTGACGTACGGCGCCGAGGGTGGCGTCGTTCATCATCCACACCGCGCCGGGGCGATACTGCTGCTTCAAGGCGTGCTGCAGCTGGATCATGCGGTCGGCCGGCGAATTGGCAGACGACATGAAGGCGCCAGCCTTGCCGGAGGCAATGTAGCCGACCGAGCCCCAGGCGTAGGAGCTGTTGGCGACGTTGCTGTAGCCGGCGATGCCGCGCGGCGAGGCAATGCCGTTGCCGGTGATGAACTTGGCGCCTTCGCCGGCGGCAAACGAGATGGCGGCTTCGTCGGTGAGGTCGGCTTCGAGATCGATGAAGGCATCTTCGAGCGTGGTGTTGTGCACCCAGGGCTCGACTTCGACCGGCCAGGCTTCGATGCCGACTTCGGCGAACAGCGGCTCGGTGGTTTCACCGCTGGTGTTGCCTTCGCCTGGCCAGGTGGCTGTCATGCCGCTGGTCTTGACCATCTTCATGTACTTGTTGCTGCCGATGGTGACGACGTTGGCGTTGCGGTACATGGCCGAGATGGTGGGGGCAACACGATCGATGATGCGGTCGAGCTCGGGCAGCACGAGATAGCCGCCTTCGGGGTCGGTGCCGCTGTTCATGGCCTTTTTGTGGATGCCGACCAGGGCGCTCATGTCGTCGTTACGTGCGAACTGGTTGATGGCCTGCTTGTACTCGGCCAGGGCCTGCTCGCTGACGGCGCCGGCTTCGGGACGGTTGGCCTTTTTCATGATTTCGGTGTGCTCGGCATTGAGACGGGCGAAATCCTCGTTGATCTTGGCCAACTTGGCTTCGAGGTCGCTGACTGCCTTGCCGTCGGCCTTGGCCTTGATGAGCTCGTCGTTGGTGCGCTTGAACTCTTCGAAGGCGGTGCCCTGCTGCTTGATGAGGGTGGCGATTTCGCCGACATTGTCGGTTTCGCCCAGCATCAGCGGCAGTGCGCCGAAGGCCAGCAAGGCTTCGGGCTGGACGGTGTGGCCGGTGGTGGCCAGGAAGGCGCACAGGCCGAAGACGACCAGGGCGGCGATGAAGTGCTTGAGGTGGATGTGCTGCAGGATGGATTTCATGGGATTGCTCCTATCATTTGGAAAGGGTGTGGATGTTTTGACGGACAAGGTTGGCCAGTTCTTCCAGCTCGCCGGCAGCGTCCTGCGTGCCGATGAGTGACTTGAATCCCTGGCTGATGGCGATACGCGCTTCCCGACGGCTGAGCCCAGCATCCCGCATGAGCCAGCTTTCGATTTCGCGTTCGGTTTCGCCGATGGATTTGACGCCGCTGACGCGGGCCTTGCCATTGGCGGGGAAGGTGACGAGGCTGATTTCAACCAGGTCGATGCGGGTGATGCGGCGGCGCGGGTCTTCGGGCTTGCTGCGCGGCTCGAAGGCCTTGACGTAGAAGCCGATCGACAGCCCGTCGATCGCGGGCCGCGGCTGCATTTTCATGAGCGTGTAGGCATCGCGCGATTTCTGGATGTCGGCGAGCGTGCCGGCGGATTTGAGGCCCTTGCCGTCTTCGGCGAGGTCGGTCCAGACGCCGGCGGGCATCAGATCCTCGGCCGTCATGCCGTAGCCGCCGTGCTGCAGCAGCATGGCGGGCCATGCCTGCTTGCCTTGCTGGGCATCGCTGAGGTACTGGGCAAAGGCGCCCGGCTCGATGACGTCGCCATAAGCATCGACGTTGCCGAATACGCTGCCGTAGCCTTCGAAGCTCATGGTGGCGGCATCGGGGGGGGCGAGCTTGATCTCGTTGAATCGGCAGAGGGTGTGTTCGAGTCGTTCCATGGTGTGGCTCCTTAAATCAGTTCCAGCAGCAACAGTGCTTCGGCCTCTTCGCGCGGAGGGCGCGGTAGCGGTTTGGGGTTGCGGTACAGCATCGTTGCGCCACCGCGAATAAAAACCCCCTCGGCACTTGCCGCCGTCACTGTGCCGGTGGCGCCGAGGGTGATGCGTGCGGTGCCGGATAGCGCGTTGGGGTTGGTGGCAGTGTTGCCTTGCCAGTGCCCCTGCCAATCGCCGACCCAGTTGCCGACGAAGCCCATAATCAGCTGCCGTCGAGGGCGTCTATGTTTCGCGTGCCAGCGCTGTAGGTGCCGTCGATGCGCAAGGTGCTGCCATCAAGCCCGGTGAACTGCGGGTTGCCGCCTTCAAGCCCGGTGGCGGCGCCAGCGGCATGGGCGGCGATGATGCGCAGTATCTCTTCGGCCGACAGCCCGGCCTCGATCACCTGCTGCCATACCGCGGCGGCGACATTGGTGGCGGTGAGCCCGGCGTCGGCCGTGGTGCCGGCAATGTTGCCGATGCCGATGAGCGTGGCGGCGGCGTCGAGCGATACCGCGACGCTGCCTGCCAGCTCGCCTTGCGCCGTCAGCGCGCCGGCGGCGGCAAACGAGATGCCGGCGCTGCCGGCGGCCTGCTTGGAGGCAAACAGCACGCCGGCGGCATCGATGGCGATGCTGCCGGTGCCCGCGACCGAGACGATCAGCCCGCCGGTGCCGCTGGCGCCGAAGGTGATGGCCGCGCTGCCCGAGAGGGGCTTGCCCAGCTCGCCGGTACCGCTGGCCTGCAGCGAGATCGTAGACGAGCCGATGCCGCTGATGCGCCCGGCCGTGATGGGCAGGCGCCATGCCAGGCGCGGGTAGGCACCGTCGGGCGCGCCCATCAGATTGAGCGCCTCGGTCTGCCCATCGCGGCAGATGTGGTTGCGCCACAAGCCCGGCCGCGCACGCGCCAGATTGCCGCGCGTCAGCGCCAGGGCACCGCCGCCATTGTAACACACGGCGCCCAGGTTGATGCGCGAGAAGTTGCCATTGATGCCCACGGCGTTTAACTGTTCCAGCCGAAGATGAGGTCGAAGTCGAAGGTGCTGTTGGCCGGGGTGGCGACGCCGGATTTCCACAGCCAGTAGAGCGCAGCACCGTCATAGACGGGCGGCCAGCTGTTGAAGTTGCTGGTGAAGTCCATCACCGTGTCCTGCCCCAGCACGTTGAGCGGTATGCGGCCCAGCTCGACCACCTGCGCCACGGCGTAGGTGCCGGACACATAGCTGGCGTTGTTGCGGATGCTTTGTATCGACTGGATGCCGGCGTCGGCGCCCTGCAGCGGCATGAAGGGCCCCATCTTGCCGGCGCCGGTGGCGCCGCTGTAGAGAATGTGCGAGTTGCTGGCCGCTGTCTTGCCGATCGGCAGGCTGGGGCTGGAGGGTGTGGCGCGGCTGGCGGTGCCGGCGCTGTTGGTGTAGCCCAGGGTAAAGCCCGGCGTGCCGGCACCCATGGCAGTGGCCGCCGGGTTGAAGGCAATGGCCTGCACCCCTGCACCATCCGAATAACGCGGCAGGCGGCAGGTGAGTGTATGCGTGCCGGTACCGGCGTCGGTGTAGGCAACGAAGGTGCCGGCGATGGCATTGGCAAAGCTGGTGGCCACGTTGGCGGTGGTGGCGGATGCGCGCTTGAGCCAGTAGTCGGTATTCAGGCTCAGGCCCGTTGGCAGGGCGCCGCCGCTGTTGGTGACGCGGACCTTGGTGTAGTCCTGCCAGTCGTTGGCGTAGGTGAGCAGCAGGCCGCCTGAGCTGGACGCGGTGAAGGTGTTGGCGTTGACCGTGTTTTGTGCGGTCGTCGTGGTGACGGTGGTGACGCGCGTGAAGCCAAGCAGATCGACCAGCATCAGCGTGCCGGGCACCACGGTGGCGGCGGCGGTGTTGGCGACGGCGGCCATCAGCGTCTTGTAATCATCGCCGGCAGCGCCAACGTTGCCGCCGTGGTAGATGCAGCCGGCGTTGGTGGTGAGGTCGCAGACGCTCTGGAATTGCAGGTTGGTGCCGGTATCGAACAGCGCGTCGGCCTGCGGATAACCGCCGCCCCTGAACAGCGTGTGCCATTCGTTGGCCACGGCCGCCGCCGTGGGGTTGAACTGCTTGGCGCCGGTGGCGTGCCAGCGTTTTTTGAGCGCCGATACCTGGTTGACCATATTATCCAGTGAGGTGAATCCGCTCATGATGTCGCACTCCAAAGTGTGGTGATGTCGCCGGCGATCGGCGCGCTGGCCAGAGTGCCGACCGGCTTGGCGATGAAATTGAGATAGGCGTCTTCGGCGATGTCGGGGAAGTAGCCGTACTCCAGGAAAAAGTCCCACTCTGCCGCGGCGGTGATCTCGTAAACATTGCAGCGCGCGATGGGCTTGACCAGCACCAGCGCGAGCAGGCCCACGTCGCCGGTCAAAAACTCGACCTGCTCGATGCTGCGCACACCCGAGTCACCATTGGCCAGCGGCATGAAGGGGCCGGGACAACCGGCAGTGGCGCTGGCGCTGGTGGCGATGGTGCCGGCCACGATCTGCGTGTTGCAGGTGACGGTGGGCGTGACGCGGCCGGCCACGCCGTCCTGGTTGGTGTAGGTGAGCCGAAACGTCGCGCCGCCGACATAGGCCGATTGCTCGATGGCCATGATCTGCACGTTGCGGCCTTCCTGCCCCGCTGTCTGGCGCGGCAGATCGATCGAGGTGGTGAGATCCTGCAGGCCGACATCCATGGCGATGCCGGGGTAGAACATCAGGTAATCAAGCAGGCGCAGCGCCAGCGGCACGGCCGTGGCGGTGAAGACCTGGAATAGCAGCTTGTGCAGATATTTCTGGTAGGCCGGGTCGCTGTTGCCATGATCGAGGCCGCCATCGGTGCTGCGCGCCATGGCGGTGGCGGCCAGCGGCGCGGCGAAGTAATACTGCGGTACCGGGTTGCCCGGCGACATCGACAAATCGAACCAGATGCCCGATGCCGTGGTCTGGCTCGGTGTCTTGACAAAGCTGGCGAAGCGGCGCTGCCCGGCGATGGCGGCATTGACCAGATCGACGGTGCGCATCAGCCGGCCTCTGCTGGCGGGGTTTCGGCTTCGGCGGCTACTTCTGGCTCGACCTGATACGCTGCACCGCAGGCGCAGGCGATATGGTCCTGCCCTTCTTCGACCAGCGTGATCAGGCCGCAACTGGTGCAGGTGTAGCGCACGACGGGCATGATCAGTCTGCGGTAATCTCAAGCTCGCCGGCGTCGGCCTGAGGACGG